CAGGGATGGTTTCTCCCCACATAATAGAAACTGTTCCTATGATGGATGTTTTTACTACCGATTTACCCCATAAATTGATGTTAAGAAGAAAAACCAAGCAGGGCTTTGCTCATTATCTAAATACTAAGTTAAAAACTTCTGATGATGGCAATTCTCCATATTTAGCAGATGGTGCATTTATGTTGTTTAAACCTCACTTAGTAGTTAGTGATGTTGAAGGAGGAAATACTAATTTATTCTTTGGAAGCCCTACTATTAATGCTACTGGTTCGACTAATTGTGTAAGACTCAGTTTTGACATAAAAAACATGGAAGGAACCACTGCTTCTCATTTAACTAATGCTTGGCTAAACTTCGCACCTAATTTAACCGGAACATATTTGGTTAGCACTGGAGGCAAAAGAGTAGGCGTAGCAGACTCTACTAATTATGACAACGCATTTTCTTCTAAGTCCAGTGCAGATTCTGAAGCAGGAATAACAGGCAGTGGAGAAATGATTCCCGAAAAAATACATTATGTTATTTCTCATACAATTACTAGAACTGCCGATTGTACGAGGCATATTTTAGTAATTGATAATGCTTCTAGTCTTGCAAATATATACAAAATTATGAGAGTCGCTGAAAATACTTTTTACGATTTCACTCCAAAAATAATTCAACCATATATGATGACGGCAAAATATACTAAGAAAGCATATTCTGATGAATGTTATGATAAATTAATTTCTTATAGATTTAGAAATAAAAGCGGTAATAGATTCGTAACAGAAGATAGAGGAAATGGTAGTGAAACATATGCAGAAACTGGGCATAAAGAAGCGGTTGCTTCTATGTATGTAATAGCAGACCCTAGTAACAAAACTGGTTCTGATGGTCATTTAGTTCTAAGAAGCCCTACTGATTTTATAGGGACTAATAAACTATTAGAACATGAAGATAATTTAACTATCGCTATGTATGATGGTGATAATACAAATAAATCTAATCTAAGTATTAATCAAGTAACTGAGTCTAATACTCATGAAATGAAATTTGAGAAAATGGCTAATATGAAAGGAGCCACTTCCATAGGAGAGGTATTTTCAATAGATGTAATAGAAGAAGTAAAAGGCACATATGTAGATGCTAGTATTGGTTGTGGAGTAAATATTTGCTTTGAAAGTAATGACTTACTAAATGATATTTTTGAAGACGAGGGATTAGTATTTGAAAAACAGGATTTCACGGATTTTCCGCTATTTATATCTCCAGAATACAGAGGAGTTAGTTTGCTAACTGCCGCTAATTTTATTCTAGATAGAAAGAATAAGAAATTGATACATGATAAAAAATTCAGTATTAGAGATGCTGATTCAGTATTAAATAAGCCTAATGTTGTAATATCCGAACAGGATTCTGATATTAGCATTAAGAGTATTACAAAAGGAAAGAGGCTATTCGATGTTTACAATGAAGTTATTGTTTATGGTAGAAATGTAAAAGCCGTTAGAAAGAATCTGAGAAGCATAGAAAGAATAGGTAAAAAGAGTTTAGAAATTTTAGATACTAACCTATATACTCAATTTGATGCGGAACAAAGAGCATCTAACTTACTTAGATTACATAGTAAAATAGGAGAAACTATTGAAGTAGAAGCGAAAGGAGATAGGTTGTTTTTATTAAAGGTGGGAGATATAATAACTTTAGAAGTCGCTTCACAAAACATACTTAGAAGTGAATATTTAATTTTAGAAATGGAATATACCTTAGATGGTTTCATGACTATTAAACTTGGAGAAAATGCTAAAGGTTTAGAAGATAGATTTACAGAACTACTATTAGAAAATAGAAGAATAAAAGCCCTATCAAGACCTAAAGAATTCAAAGAACCTACTAAATCTAATGACTTCTTTGAGAATATTAACATAAAAGAAATTAGAATATTGGCTCGCACTAGGTCTTCTAGTGGTGCAACTACTTTAGGATTTACGACACCGCTAAATATAACTACTAGCCCATTAGGATTCACTGGTGGTGCTACTATAACATACACTACTCTATTGGAGGAAGATTTATGATAACGGATAAGGGAAAATCATTAATTACAGCATATTTGGCCAGCACTTTTACTAAAGCAAATGTAGGGTCGGGTGGAAATAGCACTAGTCCTTCTCAATTAGAATTAGATGTTCCATTGTTAAGCACTCCAAAAACTTCCGGTGCTTCAGTATCTGATGAAAATGTTGTAGATTTTAGTGTTACTATTTTAGGCACAGACGCAAGTATTGTAGGAGAAACACTAAGAGAAATTTGTATAGAGGACGCTTCGGGCAATTTATTACTAAGGATTCCTTTTGATGCGATTGGGCCATTTAGTGCAAGCGAAGAAGTAGAATTTTTTATAGCAGTAGAGGTGGAATAATATGGTAGAAACTAGATATGATAATTGTGGAATACTAACAAAAATGGGGGATAATTCTACTCATGATGGAACAAGAAAGCCTCCTGTTGATGGTGTGGATTTTCCGCATACAGGATTAATTAAATTATTTGATGCTCAAAGATATGGATATGTAATTCTATCAAAAGATGTTACTACTGGTTCTAGTAGCAGCACTGCTGGTTCTGTCTTTGATTGTAATTTTAATATTGGTATGGATGATACTACTAGTTCTGGAAATACGACTATTTCTGTAATGTCCGGAGCAGTAATTAGAGATGGAATACTAGTTAATGTAAGCACCGGTGCAAGCGTAGGAGTCGGTGTAAAAATAACTGAAATTACTTCCGGCACTCCTGCTGGAAACGCTACTGATGGATTTACTGAATTTATAGAACAAGGAACTTCGGGTCAAAACTTCTATCATGTAATCGTAGTTAATCATGCTAACGCTATTAAAATTAGAAATCCTTCTGCTCAAGATACGGTAGCAGAGTTAGGCGCAGGAGATATTCCAATAGCAATACTAAGGGTTCAAAATGGTGAAACTCCGACCACTAGACATATTCAATATTTAGGAACAGATAGAAGAAGTGGTGGTTTAAGCGTATATTACAAAGATGGAACTTCTCCTACTGAAGCATTACAAATAAGTGCTAGTGCTGGAGATACTACAATAGAAAACAAAGTCTCAGATAAAGATATTATATTTCAAGTAAATGATGGAGGTTCTGCAAGTACAGAAGTAATGAGAGTAGATGGCTCATCTTCAAGAGTAGGTATTGGGGCAACAGCACCCACAGCGAAATTAGAAGTAAAAGGCGATACAGCAATTTCAAGAAGTGCTGATTCGGGACAAACAAGAACACTAAGTATCGAAGGGGCAAGAAATGCAACGGGAACTGATTATGCTAGAATTGATTTAGAAAATTATGATTCTCACGGCCCTACTTCTTATGTCGGTGCAAGAATTAGCGCAGTTAATGAAGCAGATGGAGTTAATGATGGAACTTTAGTATTTTCAACTAATAACGCAAATGCAGGAATAACAGAAAGAGTGAGAATTGATGATGAAGGGAATGTTGGTATTGGAACTAATTCTCCCGATACAAAACTTCACATTGCAGGGGATGATTTGAAAATAGTTAGTGCTACTAACGCAAAACCCCTACTAACTTTAGAGAATACAACTGCTACTTCAAGTGCGGCTACACCCCCTACAATACTATTCAAAAGAAGTGGAACTCCTGCTCAAAGTGGAGATTTAGGAATGTTACAATTCATAGGTAAAGATAGTGATGATGATTCTGAACATGAATATGTTAGGATTTTTGCAGACATGCAAGACGAAACAGAAACTACTGAAGATGGTAGACTTATATTTAATATCGGAAGGGGTTCTAATCAAGCAAACTCTGTTAGTAATACAGAGATGTTAAGATTAAGTGGCGGAGAAGGAGTTATTTTTAATCACCCAAAAAATAATGTTGATTTTGAAATTCGTGGAGATACCAATGATAATTTATTTTTTGCTGATGCTGGTAATGAAAGAGTGGGAATATTAAATGGTTCTCCTGATGCTACTTTAGATATGGTTACAGGTGGAACATTTAGAAACACTAGGCTACTTACTGTATCAGTATCAGCAAGTACTACTTTAACTGAAGCCGCACATGCTGGTAGATACAATATATGTGCTGGAAATGTAGTCCTTCCTTCTACTTCTACTGCTGGCGAACACTATGCGATTTTAAATACAACAGGTGGAAACATTACTATTGGTCGTAATGGAAATAATATTAATGGTGCGGGTTCTGACTTTACTTTAGCAACATTCAAAGCGGCTACTTGTATTGCGATTGGTTCTAACAATTGGATGGTAGTTGGTTGAGATGTATATTGCTTTAATGGGTTGCGCTCAACAGGCATCAGTTACTCCTTTTGCTGCATCTCTTGATGTAGGGACTTTAATAGACTTAGCAGATATGTCCGGCCCACAACAGGGAACTCCAGCAGTGGTCACTTTTACTACATCAGTCGGTGCGCTTGATGCAACAGTTAATGCTAGTGGTGGTAGTGGAGTTTATACCTTTTCTTGGTCAGTTAGTAAGACTAATGAAAATTCTGATACAGGAAATAGGTTTTCAATCGCTTCAACGGGAAGCACTAATGGTGCAACCTATAACACTTTAACAATTGATGGAGCAAGAGGGCCAAATTCGGGAGATGCTTTTAGTGCAGACTTTGAAGCAATTTGCACAGTAGATGATGGAATAGCGACTCCTATTGATGTAGTAGTCGCATTTAGAGTAGATGCTCCGACCTTTTAAGTGCTTAGTTCTGCTTTGCGGCTTATAAAATTGCTAAAAATTGCTATTTTTAAAAATTAAAAAAATGAGGGAAGGGGCTTATTATGCCCCCTCCCTCTGTTTATTTGACCAAATGCCTAAACACTCTCTACATTCCCATAGTTTGATTCTTTTAGAAGAACCGATATAAAACGCTTGCATACGCTTTGCTATTGTTTTTTCAAAGCAATACGGACACTTTTGTTTTAAAGCCATTACTTATCGCCTTTTTCGTTCATTAAACGCTTCATGTATTCTTCTACACTTTCTTCGGTGATATTAGTAGCACCAAATGCAGCAAAGAATAAAAGCATTAGAATGACGATAAATATAAACATGCCGAACCATTCCCAACCTGTCATTACCATTCCACCTCCAAATCTTTATGTGTTTCTTTTTCTATTGAAAACGCCTTAACAAACCCATTATCTTGACCATATCTCCAAAGGTCATACACTAATTGAGTGTCTTTCATACAATACTCTACTACTTCATCATATTGACCCATTTTCCACAATTTAGGAGCGTCTGCACTATCCATTAATTTAAAATCATCCATAGTGCATTTTACTAAATTCTTTAATTGAAATCGTTCTCCGTGTTCTTTTAACAAGACTTTACTGGTATCAATATACTTTTTTTCAGATAAGTATTTTCTTATACAAAATATATCTAGTGAGTCTCTAAGTATTGGTAAATCAAAAGCCGCTATATTATGACCTAATAATAAACCGCCTTTTTCAAAGTGGTCATCTAAATCATATTTTAACTCTCTTAGCGTTTTGATGATATGTCCCGATTTAGCAAATGATGTAACTGGTTCGTCTACATAGACTGTTCCTGTTTTACCATCCCAAGTAGCAACAGTAGAAACTTGAAACATATGAGTATTTCCAAAGCCACCGATTTCATAAGACATGTTTTTAGTCTCAATATCTAGTGCTAATACATTAGACATACTAATCATTCCTTAGTTCCATTACTCCAAAGTTTGCTAATTTTTTCTTCTTCCTTGTTTACCTTTGGTTCGTCCGTATCTGTTCTTCTTTTTAAGAAACAAACAATTTGAGAACCAGCAACAATCAATTGAGAGCAACATTCCCACCCATCTTCACCATAGGTATCTAGTGTCTCAATAATTACTTTTGGCCCCTTTGCTACTTCAAAAACAAGGTATGTGTTTTCCCACTTCATTCATCATCACCTCTAATTATTAATTTAATATAAGTACTTCTTCCTTCTTTCATTTCATGAAACTTGTGTTTAATTATTTGATAGTGTCTATAAATCTGCGCCCTAGACTTTTTGGCTTTCTTTCTTACTTCAGTTAAATAAGTGCTTTTATTTACATATCCTTCATTATCTTTCTTAATTGCATTATATGTTGATATAAACTGTGGCTCTAATGAGTTTTCAGTGATTGTTGCTCTCTTAGCCTTCAAGGACTGTTCTAACCACATTACCAATGTCTTATAGCACTTTTGTATAATGATAGAGGCTTGAGCCACATGAACTCCCGTCACTATAAATCTGTCTTCCTTATTAGTAATAGAAGGTGCAGACGCAACTGCTGAAAGAACAGACATTTTAATTAATATCTTCATCAATCTTGTCGTAAAGTTAGAACATATCTTTGCTACATCGGGCCTAGTATTTTGTAAATATAGGTTCATTTTAGTGTATTCTAACTTGAGAGCCTGTCTAAAATCTTCACTGTATCTAATGGTTCTTAGAGGGTCTTTTCCTACCTCATCGAATCTTTCCCTAACTAGATTGTAAATAGTATGTAGAGAGTTTGCATATTGTTCTACTGGGCTATCAACATCTTCAATCGTACCCGCTTTATCTAATTGCTCCAATCTCATTTCATCTTGTATATATTGAGGCACTTCCCAAACATAAAGAAGCATTCTTTGCAATACTCCCTTTTCTGCCATTACAGTATTGAGATTAGTAGGAGGATAGGTCATAGCCAAAACTGAACGCTCGCAAAAACATTCCATAGTTTGTCCATCCATAGAATCTAGTGCCTTAGAAATAATCCAAGATTGTCCGGCTAAACTATTCATTAGGGTGTTTAGATAAACGATACTTTGTTCTTTGTGTTGAGAGGTTTTGAATACTCCCGAATATTCAAACTCATCCCAATGTGCTAATCCACTACCTTCAAGAATACCGGCCCTTCTTACCCATGAAACTTCTCCATCATCATCAACATCTTTGACATATTTACCAATCAATACAGAATCAGTATAGTCTGTAACTCCAAACACATCAAAGGTTCTAGTCATTGGTGTTCCATTAGAATCAATAAAAGGAGGGTGTTGATTTTGTTGGTTTATCAATTTAAAAGTTTCTTTTGCTACTTCTCCTACAAAGTTCCAAAGTGTAGACTTTCCTGTTCCGGAGGTTTGAACCCAACAAAAATGTATTCTACTGTCCTCTATATTTCTACCGCTAGGGATTCTAATAAAGTCCTTGCAAATTTGCCCTACTAAAGTGTAGTAGCAAATACTTGCTGGTATTCCATTTCTATGGGAAACTTCTACCGCAGACCTTTCAAACTCTCTAACCACATAGGGTAAAGCCTCTCTAACAATCCTAGCATCTTCTTCAAAGGAATCATAGTCCTCATCGCCTTTTTCTTCATATTCTTCTGTCATATTTTTATTCTCTCCTCTGAATTAAGAGTGGAAATTATTCTTTTGGCTAAGGTATCTCCAATTCCTTCTATTGCTTGGATTTGATATTCCGAGCATTCTCCTATTTCCATAATAGAGCCAAATTCTTTGATTAGGTCTTTTGCTTTTTTTATTGATACTCCCTTAATACTAGTTAGCATATCTAGTCTTAAATCGTCTGTGCTTAATCTCTTGAACACTTGTGGTCTAATAGTTTCTCTAGTTATAGGTTTTATTTTAGAAACTCCTGTAATAATAGAAGCGGCATCTTCTACTGAAGAAACCCATATAGGTTTAATATCAGTGTCTAGAATAATTCTTGCTATGGCTCCTAAAAACTTATTATTTAACATAGTTTTTCTACCTGCAATTGGTAGTTTGCTTTTTGAGTTTTCAATGATGCTTAAAATTGCTTCATCTAAGCCACCATGTATAATGACAACATTAGTTTGGTAGTGCCTATCCATATTATCTAATTGAGTCCATAATCTCTTTGACATTACAGAACCTAGAAAATCTATCGTGGATTTTGCTTCAAAACAAACATCATCATACACATAATCTCCAATTTCTATCCATCTTTTTTCATTTGGTATATTTAGAGCATTTGCCTTTTTAATTACCAAATCTGCCAAAATAGAAGTTTCTCTTGTATCAATCACTAACATCTATATTCCTCCTTAAATAGACTCGCCTATGGGTTTTAATGTGAACTATTTTTTTATTATTTATTTCTATAATTACAGGAGTTCTGGTATTTTTATAAAATTTAGAAAACCCATTATTTAGGGCTATGTTAGTAATAATACCTCCAATATGTTTGTTAGATTTGAATTTCCTTGTATTTTTATTCCAGTATTGGCGTGTGTTTTCTCTAATTTCTTTTAGAGAAATTACATCTTCTACTGTCTCTAGATATTCTAGAATTTGTTGTTTAATTTTTCTAAATTTTAATTTTGTAGACATTTGGAATCCTCCGTAAATAGGTTTTAGGATATGCACCGTGTTTTTTTACATAGGTAGTCCATCCTATATTTTGTGCAATTCTAGATATAGTGCCACCATATCTTTTTTGAACACTAGATGTAGTTTTAGAATTAGGACTTCTGCCGCTTTCTAATACCTTATTATAAATTATAATTACTAAGTCTTCTAAACATATTTCCTCTTTTTCTAGTTTAGACAGAAAAGAAATAGTAAGTTCTTTTACTTGTTTGAAAGGTAGTTTTTTTCTTGGTCTAGACATTATAATACCTCCAACATTTACCTATGCAATATCCTTCGCTTATTAGTTTATTACAATGAGGGGTATTATAATTACCATGCACTGTAAACCTTGCATTTTTCCTAGTAGTTTCTTTGTTCCAATCCAACCAAATAGTGTCTGATTCTGCAAATACGCTTTCTAATTCATCCACAATCAAGTCTAGTGTCTTTTCCTTTTCTTCGATGGTTATTAAATCTTGGTAGCCAGAAATCAAGTCTCTATACCAAGATACTAGATAGGCTCTAGATATATGTGAAGGATTCTCAGTCATCACTGCATTATGTAAGCAAGGAAGTATTGGTAGTTTTCCGATAGTGTCGGGAACTGATACTTCTCCTTCTACTGCTTCGATAGGGGCTACTTTCGGAAACACCACTAGTTTATTTCCAGCCATTTTAAATCTCAAAAATCTAGGCTTCTTTGCTAAATCTAATATGTAATTTAAATCAAAACTTAGGTCTTCTTTAATTAAAGGAATACAATATAGAGGACTTCCGTTATAATTAGAAGACATATTAACTGTATTAGGAACCCTTCTTAATCTACTGGATTGCCCCACTCTTTCATCTAGAGTGTTTTTGGAAAAGTTAGCATCAAGCATAGCCTTAATATTTCTAAAGAATGATTGAATACTTCTGATATTTTTAGTAGGTTCTCCGAATAAAAACAAATGAAATCCTCTACCAGAAAAGAATAGAGTATATCTCCAATCTTCTTCTAAAACCTTTTGCATTACAAATTGTAAATCTCGCCAAGCATATTCTAAATCGTTATCGTGTCCATCAAAGTCTAAGAATATTCTATCTAATATAACAGAAGAATCTACCTTTGCCCTTTCACTGAATTCAGTAAAATCATATACAGTAGTATAGACATTTGTTCTGTTATTCTGTGAATTAACAAACTTAGCATATTCTTCTCTATTGAATACTATCGTTCTTTTCATCTGCGGGGCGTTCTTTATGTGACTTCCCGCCCATACTTCTCTCGGATATTTCATTTTTATTACCTCCAAAATCTATTGTTGCTTTGGATAGCATCTCTTTTACTACTAATGCTATTTCTCCATTTAGATAGGTCAATCCTATATTTCTTATAGTGTCTTCAATAGACATACCTAAACATTCTTCATTCATTCTTATTTCTCTAATCATTATTACTCTTTTAGATATTGGGAGTTCTGAATATATTTCACTTGAAATACTCTTTACGGTTTCTTTCAAATTAGATATTTGTTCAAAACTCCAAACTCTTTTTAGAATTTTTTCTTTAATCAATTCTGCTATTTCTTCCATAATTATTTCCCCTTGAATTTGTTATTTCTAGCAATTTGACAACACACTCTAATCTTACTAGTAGAATGTAAATTCCAAAACTCCCCATCTTCCCAACCAAACTTTGCTTCAATATACTTACAAAGTTCTTTACGGTTCATATTATCGAAGTCTTCATCTATTTCTATTCCTAGAACGGGGCCACCTTCATTTTTTAGAAAGGAG